GCCAGAACCATTAGTTTTGATAGCCTGCCCGCTACTACCATCGGCGACAGGGAAATCATACGCTGACACCGCGGCTGCTAGGTTTGAGTCATAGCCCAACACATCAACGCCAGGTTCGAGGTCTAGATTGGCGCGGGCGGTAGCAGCGTTAGTTAAATCAGAAAGGTTATTTGATTTAACGAGTACAGTCGTGTGGAAATCCGCATCATCTGCAATAGCGGCTGCCAATTCATTCAAAGTATCTAGCGCTGCTGGCGCACTATCAATAATCCCCTGTACGTCGAAAGAATAGTCGAGACTAGTCCAAGCTGTGGTTCCGTCGCCAATCTTAAGTCTGCCAGTATCGGTCTCATATCCCGGCTCGCCATCGGCTAGCGTAGGATTACTACTAGTCCAATTAGTGGCCGTGTCACGACGTAGTTGCATGCGTACATCAGTCATCTCTTGCCCCTAGTTATATTTAATTAATAATTTTGTAGATGAAATAGCTCGGCCGGCGATAATGCTAGGATCATCTGCTGTGTCACTGAGCGATCCATCGGACTGAACATAATAAGTCGTGCCGGGAGTCAAGCCGCTTTGTGCATCATCAACAGATCCGGCAATTTGAATAGTTGCTGTAGATGAATCAGCATAATTGCCGGCAGAAATACCGACATAATTATTTGCGGTCAATGCCGGCTCGCCGTAAAAAGCAAGTACAGATAAGTCGTTTCCGGTGTCAGCAACAAACCCATAAAAAGCGTTCGGGCCCATGCAAGCAGTTGTGTAGTCGTTTTCCGCCCCAGCAAACGCCCCTATATCCGCATCTAATGTAATCGTAGTCCCTGATGTAGTCCATGTCCTGAAACGTACATACGGCGCCGATTCGCAGGCAAAAAATACACCTGGAAAGGCCGGAGCGAATAAGAACGGAGAAGACGTAATAGAAGAAAGCCCTTTATTTGAGGCTAAGTTTACAGCGGGGCCTGCCGTAACTGTTGTTCCAGATATGGTACAGGCAGACATATAGGCATATGTCGAAGCAGTTACGCCGTACAAAACCATCGCAAGCTGTCTGTATGGATCCCACGCGGCGCGGATTCTGCCAAAAGTTGTGACAGATGTAGCGGTTCCAGCATTTTCCACAGTCACTGTTGTTCCTGAAACGGAGGCGACAACATACGCTACTTTATAATTAGTGGTGTCCCAATAAAAACAATATTCGAGCCCTCCAACAGAAAACGATGCCCCAATGGCCCCTTGTGAACTACCGCAATTCGAGAGCGCTGACGTAAACGAAACGGGTGTTCCGGCGGTAATAGTAGTGCCGCTAATAGAGACCGCTGTGGCGTATATTAAATCGTCAACGGCGTTGCCAGTAAACACGATTACATTTCCGTTGGCAGCAACGTGGGCGCTATTATGCTGATTCGCACTGGTTTGTATGTCTACGCCAGTACCTACTATCGGGGTCCCGTCGTTATAATCAATTACAAACGCGATGAATTTAGCCGCTACTGATTCATAGTGTACATAGAAGAATTTGTTATCTCCTAAACTGACAATAACTGCAAACGGCAGTGCAGCTCCAGGGTTAGTGAAACTAGCCGGGGCCGTTTCACTCAGTACAGTGAAAGTTCCATCGCCGTCATCCGATAGAAAAAGTAAGTTACTCTGCGAGCCATCTTCTGCAAAAACGTTGCAAATAATGCCGCTAACAGGGTCTACTGCGGCTGCCCCAGCATGATAGTATGGCGTCTGCGCACCAAGGTCGAATTCCGTTTCCCATGAACTATCTTTCGAGAAAGCTGCAGCACCTGCGTTTGATACAGTACCGTCGGCATTTACAATGCATGGGTCGCCATCTGAGATGCTTCCAGAGGCTGTTGCGGTAAATATACCTGACGCTTCAGGTGGGTCTTGGAATGAAGTAGTTCCAGCCCCGTTCGTCTGCAGCAGCTGATCTGCACTGCCATCGGCAGCTGGTAAATCTACGGCAGACAAGAAACTTGCTAAATTTGCATCGTAAGCCTGAATGTGTGTACCGGGTACCGCTCCGAGATTCGTACGTGCAGTAGCTGCGTTTGCGACGCTCGCGAGGTTGTCCGTCTTAGTAAGAACGCTAGAAGAAAACGAAGCGTTGTCGCTAATAGCAGCCGCGATTTCGTTCAGAGTATTCAGAGCAGCAGGCGCTCCATCAATCAGCCCTTCAAAATCGAAAGAATACGCCAAGGAAGTCCATGCGGTAGTACCATCGCCAATCTTAATTTTGCCAGTATCGGTTTCATAACCAGGCTCGCCAGCGGCGAGCACAGGGTTGTAAGTAACCCAATCTGATGAAGTATCGCGGCGAAATTTAAGTCGAGATAGATTAATAGCCATAATTATCCTTGCGCCGTACCGCCTTCAATAGTTAAAAACGGAATGTAAGTAGAAGTCGCGCTACCAAAATCCGCAGTAGAATCGGGGTCGTACGTAGAACTTGAAGAACCCCCATCCGCATAAGTATAAGTAACGGGTATTTCCGCCCAGCTAGCATCCGTGCCATCAGTAGTTAGATACTTGCCTGAATTGCCCGATTGATCTGGTAGGGAAACAGGAGCATCAGCGGCATCCCAGCGGTTGTTGTCGTTATCCCACGTCAATAACTGCCCATCAGAAGGGGTCATTGTGTTGACGTCGGACAAGTCCTCGATCGACTGCCCAGAAATACCGATCAAATACCCTACAATAGAATGGTCGCCCCAGCCGTAAGCCGTATCCCAGTTAGTCTGAGATGTAGTGGTCGGAATGGCATAGCCAGTGTCAAGGCTGATAGCCAGAGTACCGCTAGAGGTAATCGGAGAACCAGAAACAGTCAAACCAGTTGGAACCGTAGCGGCTACGCTAGTAACTGTGCCTGTGTTCGTGGTGTAACCACTTGGGTTACTTGCCAAATAGAATGCCGTGGCTTCGTTCCCATCGAGGGTATCTGCATCTAAACCAGAGCCAGTGCCATCAACGGTCTTGATTGCTGTGAGCAAGTCAGATGCACTTGAGTAGGTTTCAGTCGCGATGTAGTCAGTACCTGCTACTGCTGCTGAGATTGTGCCAGCGCCATTAGCTTTTACGATGCCTGTGATTGCGCCAACTACCGGGTCTGTTTCAGTGTAGCTGGTTAAGTAGCCAGCAGATGCGTGATTTCCCCAGCCGTAAGCAGTATCCCAATTTGACTGAGATGCAGTAGTTGGGATTGCATAACCAGTTTCAAGGCTGATAGCCAGCGTGCCGTTAGATGTGACCGGAGATCCAGAAACAGTCAGACCTGTTGGAACCGTAGCAGCAATGCTTGTGACCGTGCCTGTGTTAGTAGTATATCCAGCGGGGTTGCTTGCCAGGTAAAAAGCGGTTGCTTCATTGCCATCAAGCGTGTCTGCGTCTAATCCAGAACCAGTGCCGTCAACGGTTTTGATTGCTGTCAGCAGATCAGATGCGCTGGAATATGTTTCGCTTGCAACATAATCAGTACCGGCTACTGCCGCTGAGATATTCCCAGCACCGTCGGCTTTGACAATACCTGCGATCGCGCCAACTACAGGGTCTGTTTCTGTATAGCTAGTCAGGTAACCAGCAGATGCGTGGTCACCCCAGCCATAAGCGGTATCTGCATTAGTACCTTGGGCAGTAGTAGCGTAGTCACTGTCGTGATTGTGATCGTCAAGCGTTTCCAACGCAGCCTGAACATCATTGTCAGCGCCGCTGAGAAGCCCATTGAAGTTGCTGGTGTCAACAATGATGTCCTCAGCATCATTGGCATGAGAAACAACATTAACCGGAACAGGTAGGTTTGAGCGTACTGGTGCGCTGCCGCCGAATTGGAACGAGTAAGCTGACCCAGACGGATTGCCGAGGTTATTGCCGTAATACTTAAAAACAACCCGATCGGTTGCGGTAAAAGTTGTCGCAGTAATTAAACAAGCCGCGTAAAACTGTTCATAAGTATCTTCAGCGACTTCAGGGGTGTTGTTGGAAGTACCCATAAGGGTTTCCGTTCCACCGGAATCGCGCTTGTAAACTTCAAAGTAGAAATCGGCAGTCTGAGACCCGCTAGTTCTGCGCACATTACCGACGGTGGTGATGCTGATAACCCCCGTGGAGCCTTCGAGAATTCCGGCTTCAGATGCCAGTGCCGCAATGAATTGAGCGGTAGTCGTGATCGTGCCAGTCGAAATATTAACGGCAGTGCTGTCGTAATCTGCATCCTCTGTGGAGGTGACTAGCTTGAAATAGGTCGAAATGTCGCTCGCTGCATCGGTCGGATAAAAGACCAAATTCGCAGCAAGGTCAGTAATGTTTAGCTTCTTGTCCTGAATCTCGTCAATCGCGGATTGGACATTGCTCGCGACAAGCCCGCTGTCGGTATTGTCATAGCTGGTATCAGCAGCGACTAAATCTGCCGCTTCCAGCTTATTCTGCTGAAGCTCAACAAAGTTATTATCTAGTTCAGCATTAGTCAGGGGCGCACCCTTATTGGTTACGCCGTCCGCTGTAGTTTCGCGGGTTTTAATAGCCATTTAGGTACGCCCCTTGCTAAGTTTACGATGCAGAAATAGTCACGGTCCAAGTAATGGACATAGAGTCAGCAGCTCCTTTATTCACAACATCGAACACCGTACGGCAAAGCATCGTACCGCCAGAGGCAGCATTCAGGATGCCTGCTTCGGTAACTGCGCCAGTGCCCGTACCAGCACCGAAAGTTGCAACATAGGCGATGGCGTTGTCAGTAACAGTGGTGGAGGTAAGCGCTGTGCGGCTGCCAGAAATAGCAGATTCAAGTGCGGTATCGCCTGCAGCTGCTGCCGTCGTACCCGTACCCAGCTCCATGTGGCTCATGGCATCGTCAGTAACGTCCTTCATACGGCTGGCGATAAAATCCAAACCAGTATCTACAATCAAATTGTCGACCTCGCGGGTGTCCTTAACGACCCCGTTCTTGTCAGTAACAACGATTTTAAGGCGGCCTTTTGCCTTCATATTGTCCTTAAGCATAATAACTCCTTAGTTAAAGTAGCGAATTTCTCCGACATAATCTTCCGCAAAGTAATAGGGGTTATCGACATAACCCTGACTTAGCAGCGATCCGCTGTCGGAGGCGGAGGCGGAATCGCTACGAACCGGTCCAAATAATTTTACCTCTGCGTCGAAGGGCTGTCCACTATCGCTTAATGGCCGAATAAAACCAATATTAGTTACCTGCCCAACACTAGCTGAATTAGTTAAAGCCGCTTCTAGCGCGTATATAATAGACTCTGTAGATACTGCTGTATCTGGTCTCGCAGAAGCTAGCTCGAATACGCTAGAATCGCTCGGTGTCGCAGAATCAATCTCGGTCGATGCGAACGATAACGCTAGTACCTCTTGACTGGTTGCCGCATCCGTCTTGCCAGCTGCGGTATATTTTGCGGCTATATCTGTACTGTTTGGCTGCTCTGCGGGCGCCCTAACGAAAGATGCGACGCGGGTCAGAGTATCTGCAGCAGAGACGTGCTCCAGAGCCCTTTTGGCGAACAGCATTATTTGATCGTCGTCTAAATTAGCCTCGCCTAAAAAATCATCGGTGGCGTACGACAGATCGCTGAAATCTCGTTCGGAATTTGCTCCGGATATAAACAGATCCGCTAAAGAAACAATTTCGGAGAAAGATATTTGTACATCTATAGAGGGTACGTCGATTACTACGGGGGTTTCGATATACGGCGCCAATAGATCTTTTGTATGAGTTTCCGAAGCTCCCAGAATTTCTAATCTCGCCGCCCCATAATTCAATACCTGCTCGTCCGATAAAACGGCGGAATCTCCTTTAGGAGTACTAAGAGCTAAGCTACTCGCATCTACAGCTGTGCCGCTGTCGATCTTAGCGGTACTAAACGATCTAATAGCTTGTTCTACTGCAACCGGGGCTTCGGCCTCTACTTTATCTACAATATTACTTGCAACATCCGTGACTGCGGCGGAATCTTCAAATACGCGCCCATAAGTCAAAAGTAAGTCAAATACTTCTGAGGCCGTCGCTGTTTCTTCGAATTCACGGCCATATATGTACAGAATATCGATAAGATCAGATACTGTAGGCGACTCTATTGGCGCCTTGCCCGCTGTTACTTCAGCAATATCTGCAGCTACCGTTGCGTTCGAGATATCCGAACTGAATGATAGAGCTACTCTTTCGAGCGCTGTACATGTCTCGGTGCGATTAGGAGAAAGAAAGATTACCTGCACATCAGAGGCGTCGACGGCCTCGCTGACCCGCTTATATCTGCCAGAAACCCCTAAACGTACCGTAACGTATAAATGAGTGTAGCTTAAAGACAGTAGAGGGTAGGTATATGTATCAGAACCGGCCACTTTAGAAGTCCTCTCGCACGTAGAACTTCAGCGGATCATATACTGTTTGAATAGAGTTGTCTGGAAAGGTAATCTCAATTTCAGCTTCGTAGGGCCCAGGTTCACCGTCTAAGGCATTAGGGTCATCGGCCCAAGAAAAAACTACTACGCCTTCTTGTGGGTATACATTTGACCCAACTAAAGTAGAACGCACGATTTCCGAACCCAGCTCTCTGAACTTCAGACGCACTGTAGAGCCGGTGATGTCGATAGCGTTGCCAGTGAGACCGTCATATATGGTAATTTCCATTTCAGGACGGGTATCCCCCTGGACTAATTTAATCCTGTTTCTCATACAACCGGTCTCTAGTGTTCAGTAGTTTGGCACTGTGGCGGCTAAGTAGGTTGTCACCGCTATCATAGTATACATTATGCGGCATACCAAACCTCTGAAGTAGGTGCCCGAACCTAGCTAGGGACTGACTAGGCTCGGGCGGCCGGTGTTAATACAGGGAAGCACATACCCTGTACAAGCCGCCCACATCCGGCGAGGGCATATGGCTTGTTCTGTCATAGCCCTGCGTAGGCCACTGGGCGGTTTTGGTGGTTGCGTCTAGAGTCTTCTGATTTAACCCTATCGCAGTAAAAACGAAATTCCGCCCCATATCGCTCAGCGCGCGCTCTATCGTATGTTTCAGCGTCGTGTTTGTTGTACGCTAAATGCTTCATCCATAAAAGTAGGCTACGGATGTGTTTCTGTGAAATCTCAAGATTGTCGTTAACGCTTCCGATTTGCTCTAACGGCAACCGATAAACAGACATCTGAATATAATCGTTGGTTTGAGGGGTGTCTAAAATACGTACACGCTCCTCATCTCCACCAACTACAATGGCGCGCACTTCGCCTGGTACGCCCGTATAAATAGAGTTTCTAGGAAAACCGTAATCGTCTAGTCCAAGATCACGATCAAGATCCTCTATGTTCAATACAGCGACGGGTTTCTTATCAGAAACACGCCATGCGCGCCTAATCTCTAAAATTAGCGGGTTTAAATATGCCCAGTCGCGGCCTGCGCGGAGGATAATTCTGGTATCCGGGGAATAATCATCCCTAATACCGTCTGTCATACGACAAAACTCTTGCTGCGCGTGATCGATAAACGAAATGACTTCGTCATCAGACCAAAGATACGGAGCTACTTGGTCATAGACTTCCGATCTAAAGGCCGCAAGTAACCAAGCAGCATCGGACATTAGTTCCCAGCCTCAGCTAGTTCTTCGTGGTACCGCTGCCAAATCGGAGCAAACTCCTTGCCCTGTACACGGAAACCAACTTCGCGAGAAACGGCATCTGCGCGTGGGGCCCCAGCAGCGGTGAAATCTCCGCGATCATTACGTTCTACGAGAACATAAATCGCTTTCATAATGTTTTCAGCACGTTCGTTCAAATCGGTAGGTTCGTAAGTCTCGGGACGTTCTTGAATAACATCAACGTCGGAACCATCAGTCGGTGCGGCGCCAATTGCAACTGCTTCGCGCAGGGCTGCTTTAGGCACAAAAGTCGGCTCGTCCTTGACAAACTGAATAACCTGCCCAATGGTCGTACTAAGTGTGTAGTTACGGTTTAAAACCATCATCATGTGCTTTTTTCTCCCAGATGTTAGAAAGAGGGGGGCTTAGGAGCCCCCCTCTTTTGCGCCTTACGCCGTCTGAACTTCGTTCACACGACCTTCGACCATGTACACAACAACTAGGCGTACACTGCCTTCATCAGCATCGCCGTCACCGGTCGTAATAGTAACCAGCAAGTCATTGCCAGCAGTATTGACATAACCAGCGCCGTTAGTAATTGCTGCAGTAGCGTCTGATGAGACGTCCAGAGCATTAACATAACGGGTAGCGCTTACTGAATCGCCGATAGATACGGTCGCTGAAGTACCGTCATTAACTCCGGCGGCAACAACCCAGCCGGTCAGGATCACAGAACCTGGCGGCAAATGGACTGCATTCAACGCGGTTGCGCCAGCAGCACCGATGGTCTTCTCAACACCAGAAGAGTCAACCATGGTATCGCCAACACTGATTTCGAAGATGGCGGCCAGCGGATACTGAGCGCCACGAGTGGTCATAACATTAGACATTCTCGTTCTCCTTTATTGAGCAGCGTATACGGAGATAACACCGAAGTCTTGAACGGTATTACCAGCGTAGATGCTGTTGTACTTCGGTTTCAGGAAACCGAGAATCTTCGAAATAGAAATACCTTGCTGGTTTTCATAGTCGAAGCCCTTTTCAACCCATTCCGGGTTACCGAGATCAGCCATACCAAGTGCCTGAGCGCCGCAGAACAGAATCTGGCAGCCGTCTTGAGTACCGGTAGCGCCCCACTTAGAGCCAGATGCAGCACCAGCGGTGTTGTACACATGGCGGAATTCGTGGAACACGATGCCGTCGATCATGACGCTAGAACCAGAGAACAGTTCGTTGTCACCACGAGTGCGTGCATGACGTACGTTCTGCATGTAGGTATCGTCCAGCTTCAGCTTAGCCATAGCCTGCGGAGTCAAGAAAGCGTGGAACACTTCTTCACCACCGGCAGACTTGATGCCGCGCAGATACTGATCCTTAGCGTATGCCTTCAGCTGCACGAACAGTTCCCAAGACGGGGTATCGTCAGCATCTACAGCACTGGTAGCACCGTTTTCAACGAGAACGCTGTTGGTACCATCCCAACGCAGACGACGCTTGTTAGTAGGAGCAGCTACGTCAGCAGCGAACTCCAGGAACGGAAGGTCAGAGCCTACGCGAGCAATGCCATTGGTACGCATACCGTAAGAAACGCCAGACAGGGTCAGGAACGCCATCTGGTCCATGCGGTCTGCAAGCCAGTAAGCCAGAACGTCGCGACTGTTGTTACGGAATTCAACAACAGACTTCTGGTCAGCCATGCGACCTTCGTGACGGTTAGCGTGACGGATCTGGTCAACACGAATGACCTGATCGTAGCTCTTCATCGCTTCTTCGTTACCTTCCAAGGTACGATCGCCTGCGATGCCGTCGCCTTCGAGATCAGCCAGAAGAGTCAGAACAGCGCGTGCGCCCTTTTCAGACTTCTTCAGCTCGGTGACCTGCTGAATCATTGCATTCGGACCAGTTCCCATGAACTTGTCCACGAAAGAGTAGTTACGAGCAGCTTTCCACAGGTCCATGGACCAGATGGTTTTCTGCTCATCAGTCAAAAGACTAAAATTAGTCAGAGCCATAATGTGAGCCTCCTAGGCATTAAGTTAAAAATACGTAAACCGTATCAAGTTGTTTGCAGTTTCGCCCTGCAATCGCGCTGAAAACGAGTTTTTAGGAGGTCGCACTCCATACGGACTATCGTGCCGTATAAACGAATGTAAAGTCATGATAGAAAACGCTGTTTATAGTGTCAAACAAGTTTTCTTACAAATCGTCGCCGCGCAAACGCGCCTTGGTCTCTTCATCGAGTTTAGAAAACTTATCCTGAGACAGCTTCATAATATCGATCCCGAGTTCCCCGGCAACTCCGGCTTTATCAGAGTCTAGACCGGTTTTACCAATCGGAGCCGGCTGCTTCTTATCAGCCTCTGCGGCCTTCTCACGTGCTTTGCGTGCGCGCTCGGCTTTGACTACGGCAGCCTCTTCATCAGCTACTGCTTTAGTCCTAGATTTAGGTTCGCCCATTACGTATTTAACGGCTTTCTGCAAAGACGCGTGGCGATTAAACCCACGAGCCATAAATGCTTCGACCAAAACGGCTACTTCGTCGGTTTTCTCATCGTCGAAACTGTCCAGATCAGGATTAAGTTCTGGATACTCAGACTCTACGCGAGCAAGAGCCGACTCATACTTCATATCGTCAATAGCGGCTTTACGGGCAAAATCAGATTTTGTACTCGTCTGCAGCTCGATTAAATCGTCGCGCATACCGTCAATCTGACGGCGGATTTTACGGGCGGCTTCTTTATCGCCGTCCATAATGAGATCCTCATATTTATCCTGCATTTCTTCAATGCGGGATTTCATATCGGAGATTTCGTCAGTCTGGGCAGTACTGCCTAGCTGGCCTTCGAGTTCTTCGATACGGCGATTCAGCTCGGCTTCGCGAGCACGAGCTTTGGACACAGCCTCGTCGAACCGGGCCTTAGGGATGCGGATATTGCGTTTACGGGCTTCCTCGGCTTCCTGCGCTTCACGCTCCTCGCGCTCTTCGTCAGTTTCTTCGCCCTCTTCGTCCAGATTAGGCTCTTCCTCGGCCACCTCTTCCTCAGTGGCTTCGGGTTCTTTACCGGCATCCGATAAAGGGGAGTCGCTTACCAGCTCATCGCCACGATCTACGACCTCTTCCTGTTCAACTGCTTGTGCTTCGCTCATTAGTCATCTCCCTATTAGAGGCCGGTGCTGTGGCCATTTCACGTTTAATCTCCGCTTCGCGGAGCATTTGTTCACGCTTGATCTGGGTCTCCATTTCTATCTGCTCACGTTTAAGCTGATATTCACGGTCCATCTCTTCACGTTTCAGTTCATACTCTTGCTGCATCTGTGCGCTCTTCAGCTGAAGTTCGCCCTGAAGCTTGAGTAAATCGGTATTAGGCGGCTCTTGAGCCCCCTTCTGTAAGTTCTGCGCCTCGATCTGTGCACGCATCTGTTTGAGTTCTGCGTCAGTACGCTTCTCAACGGCCTCGGCCTCCATAAGACCGAGCTCAGCCTCCATGCGGCGTGCCTGCGCTTGTCCTTCTGGACTTTCGGGGTCAACCTGCAGCGACTGCACGATCTCGGCCTTGTTCCGTAGACGGCTAGACTCGATAAGGAACCGATCTGGGATATTAACACCGAGCT